CGAGCGTCTTGGATCTTACTTCAACCTTGTCCAGCCCTACCAGTGCCACACCAACATCCCCGCCACTGGTATCAATGTGTACTCCTTTGCTCTACAACCTGAACAACACCAACCCTCGGGCACGTGCAACTTCTCTCGTATTGACAATGCTACTCTTCAGCTCCAGGTTACTCCAAAGACCTCTATTTCATCAAAGATCCGTGTGTACGCGACCAATTATAATGTTCTTCGCGTGATGAGCGGCATGGGTGGTCTCGCTTACAGCAATTAAACAGTTAATACTGATGAAAATTTTAAACATAAAAAATGCATATTTTTTATGTTTTTTAAAATAGAATTATAAAAAATATTGATGAATAAACAGTAATAATATTTTTTTAATATTTTTTTGAAAAAATAGGGTAAAATCGAAAATAATTCATCAATAAACTTGCTTTTGCAGCTGCAAAAGCAAGTTTATTTATCATAAATACTGATATAAATTTTATAATATTATTTAAAAAATACACATCGATGAAAATTATATAAAATTATATTATAAAAATTATTGATAAATGAGCAGTAATATTAATAATTTCAATATTTTTGTGAAAAATAGGGTAATATTTAAAAGTATTTATCAATAAACTTGCTCCTCCGTGCGGAGGAGCAAGTTTTTATATCAATAATACTGATATAAAAATTATTATAATTATTTATAATTTATGCACTGATGAAAAATAAATAAAATAATATAACAAAAATTATTGATAAATTAGCAATAATATTAATAATTTCAATATTTTTAAAATAAATTCAGATAAAATATTTTTAAAATATTTTATACTTATTTCCAGATTTTTCAAAAAAAAACTTATTCATAAAAAAAGAACCAAAATATATTATGTTATAAAATTTAAAATAATATTATAAAAATATTGCTAAATTATCAGTAATAATATTAATAATTTTATTGTGAAAAATTAGAGTAATTTATAAAAAAAAATTATCAATATGTTTGCTGCTGAAGCTTCAGCAGCAAAATTAGATAACATAAATACTGATTCTAAATTTATTATTTTTTTATTTTGTTAAATAATTTATAATTTTGCTCACGAAGCTTCGTGAGCAAAATTATTATAGATAAAATATGATGAATATTAATAATTTCAATTTTATGAAAATATATTATTTGCAATACTTTATTATTTATTATATTTTTGCTACTGAAGCTTAGGTAGCAAAAATATTATTTATAAATTCTGATAAAATTTTCAATTAATAAAAAAATAATTTATAAATAATTTATAAAAATAAAAAAATGATTTTATTTTTACTTCTTCTAAATTAAAATAAGAAACAACTTAAAGAAATCTAGCTTATTATGAGTATGAGCGTAGATATTGTCCGCCTGATTGAGAGCAACCCAATTGCTCGATTCAATCAAACCTATCAATCAAAACTGATTGAAAAACTGCAAACCAACTTTTCTGATTATGAACAGCAAATGTTCTTGTCAAATTTTTATTGTTATCTGAAATATGATAAAGTAAATGATTTTGTTATTGATGTTGATGATATATGGAAATGGCTTGGTTTTACAAACAAAGGTAATGCAAAAATAACTATTGAAAAAAATTTCAATATTGAGCAAGATTATAAAATATTATTATCAAAGATTCATGAAAAAGATTTTGAATCAGAAGATATTATGGAAATTGATGAAAATGTAGATAATATTTCAATTGATTTAAAAAAGAAAAAATCAATTAAAAAGCATGGTGGTCATAATAAAGAAAAAATTATGTTGAATATAAAAACATTTAAGAGACTATGCATGAAAGCAGGAACAGAAAGAGCTAATGAAATTCAATATTATTTTATTAAATTGGAAGAAATATTTTATGAAATACTTGAAGAGGAAACTTCTGAATTGAAAACCCAAATGTTACAAATTGAAGATAAGAAACAGAAGGAATATGAAGATAAATTATTGAAACAAAAAGTTCTGGATAGAGAGAAAATATTATTAGATGAATATTCCGCAAGTGGTCCAATTGTATATATTATTCGTGTCAAGACATTGGAAAGTGGAAGATATGTTATAAAATTAGGTGAAAGTCGCAGAGGAATTACAGGTCGATATGCTGAACATAAACACAAATATGAAGAATGTCTTTTATTGGATTGTTTTGCAGTTACTCGCAGTAAAGATTTTGAATCTTTTATTCATAACCATGAAAATGTTCGTCTGAATAAAGTTACAAATCTCGCCAATCATGAGAATGAAAATGAACTTTTTATGATTGGCAAAGATTTACCATATACTATGTTATTGAGAATTATTAACAATAATTTAAAGTATTTCAATAGTAATAATGCTGAATTGCAGCTCGAGAATGAGACTTTGAAGATGATGCTTGAAATGAAAGAGACGAATAATGAAAATATTTTCATCAAAGAACTTTTAAAAACTGTCAAACAATTAACTACTAAGATTGATTCAATTGAAAAAATGAATCAAGAGATATTAGACAAAATCAATCGGACTCAAGTAAGAACAACAACTGGATTCAATGAACCTCTTGTGAATTTGGGTCCACGCCTTCAAAAAATTAATCCTGAAACTCTGGAATTAATTAAAGTATATGAAAATGTCGCTGAAGTAATGCGCGAAAATCCCAATATTAAGCGCCCTTCATTGAATAAAGCCATTGTTGAAAATCGTGTGTATTACAATTATCGCTGGTTATTTGTAGAAAGAAGCCTAGATCCGTCAGTTATTAACAACATAGTTCCAACAAGACCATCCATTCAGAAAAATATTGGATACATTGCAAAACTTAATCAAGAAAAATCAGAAATATTGGCGGTGTATATTGATAGGAAAACCGCGGCTCAACTGAATAATTATGAATCAATTAGTGCATTAGATAACCCAGTCAAAAAATTCACTTTAACAAAGGGACATTATTATACATTGTATGATAATTGTAGTGAAGAATTGCGGACTAGTTTTGAAGCATCTAATAATGGATATCCAGTATTATATAGAAATGGAATTGGGCAATATGACGAAAATGAGAACTTAATTCATATATTTTTGTGCAAGTATTATTGCTGCAATATATTGGGAATAAGTGATAAATGTTTGACAAAATCAATTAAAAAGAATATCCCTTATAATGGACACTTTTTTCGAGAAATTGGGGATAGACTGATGATATGATTAAGGGAGTTGATACTATCAACTCCCTTATTCAAGGGTATAGATAGTATTTATACCCTTTAAATTCTTATTTTAAATAATAAAATAAAATGTAACTATTCGTTTTAATTTAAAGAAAATACCCTTATATACACTATACACAAAATGGATATCTTTAGAGCTTTTAATCTAAATGATAAGGAGCATCTTATTAACATTCAAGGAACTATTGAAGATCCTTTATTTCAGGGAAATCAAATTGGTGATTTACTTGTTATAAAAAATTTCCACTCTCATATAAATGATTTTACAGATGAGCATAAAGTTTTATGTCAAATAAAAACAAATGGAGGTATACAAAATGTTATATTTTTAACAGAACTTGGACTATATAAACTTTTAGGTCGCTCAAGAAAAGATATTGCCGCAAAATTTCAAAACTGGATAGTGAAAGTTATAAAAGAAATCAGAATAACTGGAATGTATAAATTAAATGAAGAAAAAGAAGTCGATAAAAAATTATTGGAAAATAACCAAAATATAATAAATAATCGCACTTTTATCAAAGCATTTCACAATAAGAATATAATATACATATGCAAATTCAAAAATATTGATGAAAAATTTATTATAAAAATAGGATCTACTCAAAATATTAAGGAAAGAATATATAATTTGAATAATCAATTTGAAAATATTGAACCAAATATTTTAGATATTATTGAAGTAAATAATTATCGCAAATATGAAAAATATTTGCATAATCATCCTTATATTAAACAATTTTATTATGAATTTACAAAAAAGGATGGCACAATATCAAATGAAACTTATTTAACAACTGAAGAACAATGCAACTATATTATTAATATTTTGAATGAAGATAAAAAGAAATTTGATATTGATGCTATTGAATTGGAAAATTTAAGATTAAAAATTGAAGAAAAAAAGTCAGAAAACAATTTAATAGAATTAAAAATTAATGAATATAAACTAAAACAAAAAGAACTTGAAGCCGAAATTAGAAAAAATGAATTAGAATTAAAGAAAATAGAAGTAGAAAAAATAGGAACTGATACAATAGAAAATGGAGAACCAGTAGAACAAGATGAACAACAAGAGCAACCTGAACAGGAATCAAATTATTCATATAATTTTGAAATAAGGAAAATAAATAATGGAATAAGGGTTCCAAAAGTATATCAATATGATATCAATAATTTAAAAGATCCAATTAATATATATGATTCTCCAAAAGAATTAATAAGAATTAATAGCGATATTTTTATGAGTTCATTAAAGAATGCAATAAAGAATAATACAATCTATAAAAATTATAGATGGATATTTGTAAATAGAAATGAAGAACCACCGGCTGAAATACCTGAAACAGTTGATAATAATTGTAAATCGCCTTTAATAAAATATATTGCAATGATTGATATTAAAAAAACGAAAATATTAAATGTTTTTTCTACACAAAAAGAAGCAGTTGCTTCAAGAAATTTAAAATCTAATAGTTTTACAAGAGCAATTAGCCAATATTCTATTTCATCCGGACATTATTGGAAATATTTTGACGAATGTCCAATTGAAATGCAGAATGAATATTTGCTGCATAATAAACTTCCAGAAAAATATGTGTCTGTAAAAAGTAAAACAGTCAGCCAAATATGCCCAAGAACAAATGAAATAATTAAGACTTATAATTCTAAAAACGAAGTTATAAATAAATTTCAAATGTCTATGCTAACTTTGCGCAAATTTTCAGATAATGGAAATATTCATAATGGATATCGCTGGAAAATAAATGAATAATGAAAAACTTAATTCATATATTTTTGTGCAAGTATTATTGCCGCAATATATTGGGAATCAGTGACTTATGAATTGAAATATTAACTCTCTAACTGATTGAATTTTTATTTTATAAAAGTATTTATAATTTTTCTTTTCATTTGGTGTAATTGGATTCCAATAATATTTGATTGCGATATTCTAGTATAAAAAATATATTTTTATAATATATAAAAAATATATTTTTATAATATATAAAAAATATATTTTTATAATATATAAAAAATATATTTTTATAATATATAAAAAATATATTTTTATAATATATAAA